CGCGGTCTTTGACAAAGCCGGGCTGTTCAGTCCCCCCAAACTCAACTTGAGTTGGTTCGCTTTTGCGTCCAACCAGCGTATCTGGGATAGTAAATCGATCAGCGCGGTTCATTTGGAACCACTTAAACTCTCGCGCGCCGACAGGAACCCTTGGACTGACTTCGTCCGCAATAAGACTTGTGTTTCTGTAAGCAAGTGAAATCCCGGTGTATTGCGGCTGAACCGGAAAAGGAAAATTCATGTAAGACATGGTTAAACCCTCTTGGATAATGAATTAGCCCTGGAGAGATCCAGGATTGATTAGGACAGAGCCAAGATCTCCTGAAACGCCAGAAACAAGCGCCCTGCCGATCACGGAGACGTTTGAACCCGCAGACGGTGCAGCTGGAATTGCCTGACCCGAGCTGTTGGATGTCAAAGGCTGTCCACGGGTAACGTTGGCGCCGTAGGTGACGGGGAAAACCCCCTGGACAACAACATCAAATTTTTCACCAGTAGCGCAACTTGTCGCAGCAACATCGGCGACGCCAATGATCGCATCAGTCGCCGCATCAGCCTGCACTGCAATTCGATCGCCCGATCCAAACTTAACTAGGCGAAAGTTGTTGACGGTGCCGCCTGCCTCAAAGGCAAGCTGCGTTCCAGGAACACGAAGAGACATTGCAACCTCAGGCGGATGTGGAAAATTCAGCCCTGGCCTGGGCCATGGCTTGAGTTGGCGTTAGGGTGCGGCCCTGCGCCTTGGCCGCATCAATGATCTCACGGGCCCGAAAGCCCAGCTTTTGGCCAAGGGCGGCGCTCTCTTCTTGCGTTAACTCCCTGGGCGCAGCTGCTTCAAGCCTGGTTTCCTCTACGCCTGCAAATGGAGCCACTGGAACAGCCTGGGCGAGGCGCGTGGCAGCAGCAGCCTCGAGCAGCTCCCGCTCTGCAGCGATCACTGCCAGCGCAGCATCTCCGCCCGTGGTTTTGCCATCGGCGCAAAACCGCTCGATCAGGGCCTCGTGGCCCGGAACCAGCGCAGCGCGGACGCCTGCAACACGCTCGCGCTCGGCATCTGCGCCAGCAGCGCGGGCCTGTTCGATCTGGGGCTGGAGCTTAGCCCGTTCGGCAGCTGCGCCTTCATCGCGAAGGATGGTGGCAGCCGCCGGATTTTCAGTGGCCCACTGGGCCACCTGCTCCGGGGTGGTCGTCATAGAAGAGAGAGGGGAGAGGGTGGTCAGTTGAGCCGCAGGTGCCGGGGGACCGGTTGCAGCCATTGGAAGGGGCGGCAATGCCGCTGATGGACGACGGGCGGGAGACGGCTCCCATCCGGCTGTTTGGTCGTTGAGCTGTGACATCAGTGTATCTAACGAAGAGAACCCATCAGCAAGGCCAATATCTATTGCCTGCTGCCCGATAAAGACTTTGCCGTCAGCCATCGCCAACGCCTTGTCAATTGTGATGCTTCGATAATCGGCAACAGTGTCTACAAAAATTTTGTAGATTGCATCGACTTCATCTTGAATTGATTTTCTTCCTGATTCGGTCAATGGGCCGTACTGACTTGCGATCCGCTTATATTTACCTGCTGTTATTTCAGTTGTTTGAATTCCTGCCGCTTTTTCCATTTCGGCAATGTTGCGATGAGTAGCAACAACTCCAATAGATCCGAGCCTGTCTACTTGACTGCCGACGTAGATTTGACTAGCAGCCGAAGCAATCCAGTAAGCCGCCGATGCAATCACGCCATCACTTAAGGCGGCAGTGGGCTTGGCCTGGCGGGCCTGGAACAACACAGATGCCGCCGCTTCGGTGCCAGCAACCGTGCCTCCGGGCGAATCAATGTGCAATAAAATTGCTTTGGCTTTTTTATCATCAGCCGCAGCTCTGATGTCTCGCGCCAGCAAATCACTAGAAGTGCCGCCACTGACGTCTTGCATTAGACTCATTCGCTGGGCAATTGCGCCACGCACTGGAATAATAGCCACACCATTCTGGATTTCATATCCGCCAGGAACGGGGCCAGCCAGGGGGGCGCTGCGCCCTGCCTCCAAGCGCTCGCCACGGATGCGAGCCGCGTAAATTTCCTGCATCTGTGCCAGATGCTCGGGGAGAATCGCCCAGGGGGAGTAAAGAACGTCAAGAATTCCCATGGCTATATCATACCGCTCCTGTGTTCCCTCCGTCAGCAGGCTGGTCTACCACCGCATCCACAGGCTTAGCACCCAAGGGTGGCAGGCCATCGCGCTCCCTGGCTCTGGCCTCACGGACTCTTTGCGCGTGCTTTGAATCCCAATTGCCGCCGTTAAACGCCAGGCTCTCTTCGTGCTCACTGGTGAGGAACTGAGCGCGCTTTTCTGCCGCCGTGGCCTCCTTCAGCGGATCCAGCGAGCCGGGCGTGGTGCCGTGCCACTCGCTACCGCTCCACGCATGGCGGATGAACGGATCAGCGAAAAAGCCGGGGGCCTCAATAATGCCAAGTGCTACAGCATCGGCCAGCCATTCCTTGTAGATTGGCTGACAAAAATCAGCCATATCATCATAGCGATCAATGCTTATTGTCTGCCAATGCTGCTCACGGGCGGCCCTTGCCGCTGTATAGCTGGACTCAAAAAGGCCCTTTACAACCTCGGGAGGAGTGTCGGCGCCCATTGCGCAAACTTGCACAACCGTTTCCCAAAATGCCTTGTGGGCTGGATTTGGGCGGCCGGGCGTAGGTGATGTAAGCTTTTCACCAGGCATTAGATGGATTAATTGGCCATCAGTCCATGCCGTGCTATTTTCTCTAGCGGCCAGCGCTAGTTTCATGTACTGATCTGCGTCGGCTGGTGTTTTGCCAAAAAGCGCATCAAAACTTTCGGTGTCCATCGTTGCGGCTAAAACCATCTTGGCCGCGGCACGTGCTCCCGTGATCTCCGATTCTGTATAATCATCTAAACCCTTCAATGTATCAATAATCGAACCTAGGCGCGGCATTCCCCGGCTTGATCCGGGCCTTCTAATGCGTCTGCGCAGAATGAATTGCAGCTCTCCGTTAGGGCCATATTGCCCAATTTCTGTCCATGTTTGACTAGAGCTTGAGTTGATACTGCCAGGGTGATGGTTGGCAATCCAAAATTTAACGATTTCGCCATCATCTGCTCGCTCAACACCTTCATGCAAAAGCGCCGTATTAACGGTCCCATCTTTATTGCAAATCCTGTCAGCTTCAATCAGTTGCAGTGCCAAGCGGAAGGGCCAGGCTTCGCGTTTTTTCCGCACAAGCTGAATCCCAACGTCGCCACTTAATTCTTGAGAAAGAATTGACAATCTTTGGGCCTGATAGAAATCAAGCTCTCCAGACACGGTGGAAAACTTGCTAGATGCCCACATGTGGAACCGCTTTTCTGTGCGGTTTTTCCACTCACCTGCCTGCTCTTCTGTGATTCCTAACTCTTCCCAATCAATGGCGCATTGAAGGTGAAGCCCCGTCCCGCCTCGATACTCAACGTGACGGTTGATGGCTGCTGACGCGATTGGCGCCGTTCGATCCAGGTCGCGGCAGTGAGCACGCTGGTCTCTGCGCTCGTACCAGTCAGTTCCATCCGCGTCTCTCAGGCCTGGCGCCCACGCACCAAACGCAGCGCGAGCAAACAGCGCCGAGGTTCCAGGCTGTCCCCATGCCATGGCAGCCGGAGCATCGGCGATTGAGACAGGAGCAGATGGCGCGGCCGGTGGCGTTGGCCGCTTTTTGCGTGTCATGGGTACGGCACCAGCACGCGACGTCGGGGCGTGCCCTGGCCCAGCGCGGTTGCCCTAGAGATGTCCAGCTCCAGCGCTTGGATCATTCGTTGCAGGTCCGCCAGGCTTGCGCGGCTGAACCTGCGCGAGCCGTCCGGGCCGGGAATTTCATAGCTCTGACCTTTGGTGAGCACATCTAGTTCGGCTTGCCGATACGCTGCTAGCCGCTGCTCCAGCTCTGTGAGAGTTGCCATGGCAGCAGCTTAGCCGAACCGCAAACCCCTCAGCAGTGGCGACGGTTCATTGCCTGTCGATCCCTTCCGCCTAGCAAGGGCCTGTGCTTCCAGCTGGTCCCACAAGCGGCGCGGATTGCTAATCGTACACACATACTGAAAGGCTGCGTAAGCCAGCCTGGCACAGTCCCCGGATTCGTCCCTTGCACTCGTTGGTTTGACCCATTCGTATACAGGTAGGCCAGACTTAGTGAGCTTCCCTTGCACCCGCACGCGCTTCCACGGGAACAGCTCGCTCAACGTCTGATCACTGGTGCCCCGTCCCAGGTGAATATATCCCGGTCCCGGTTGCTCTACTCTCAGCCGGTTCTTCCACAGCACAATGCTTGGCTCATAGCCAACATTGTAAAGAAATAAATCTTTGGCTTGTGCGCCTCCTTTGCGCTTGCTCTTGAATCCAACTGGCTGAGTCCCCCTCCTGAACAATTCCGCTCCTTGCCCCTTGCACGCAATCCAGCAACCTGTATTTGCCGCGCAAAATCTTCTCACCTCCTCACTCGCGTGGCCGCCATCATCCACAGCGCCAGCCGTCATCGGAAGCTCTGCGCCATCCTCGCGGCGCCATGTAGACGTGCTAAATGGATCCAGCATTTGAGTGATTACTCCCTTATGGGCGGGGTCGCAATCAATCACATGTTGGGCCAGGTGCCAGCGCTCTTCGCCGCGCCCCATCCCCCACACATGAATATGCAACCCTTGCCCCAACGAACCGTCACCACCCTGCACGTCAACCCCTAGCGTGATCAGCAACACGCCATTTGGCACAACATCGGGATCATAATCATTCCCCGCTTTATCATCTGCTCTTCTTTTCCTGAGACCTTCAGCGCCAATCTTTAGAACGATCTCATCTTGCCATGGCACACCTTCAACCGTGTTCTTAAACGTAAGCATTGGGTCAGAATTGCCTTTTCTCAATTCTCGCAAGGCATCGTTATATTCTTCTGCGATCAGCGGCCACGCTGCACCACGCTCATAACTCATTGCTGCCCATGCGTGCTGCGACTCCCACACCGGCTGGCCATTGCGCAATAGCTGATTTTCACGCCCATGCTCCACCATCAGCGGACACGCCCAGCCAGCGTGCCTGTCCATCGCCGGAAGAGACGAGTGTTCAATAGGCGTTTGACAGTTTTCGCATCTCATTTTCCCATAATCTCGCCCTTCTTTTATAAGCTTCTCCATTGTCAATTCTTGATAATGCCCACAGCATGGGAAAGGGTAGTATCTGTGTTGCTGGTCTCCTTTTAAGTAACCAGCATGGGTATAATCAAAAAGCTCAACAGGTGTCCCCCCGCCACAAATCCTAGGATCGGGAGCCGTTGCAGCTCTTTTTAGCAAGATCTTTAAGATATCTCCCTCTCTGATTGCGCCATAAGCTGAAGGCTCTTCCAAAAAGATGATTGAACGCTCAACCATGCGGCCAAATCGTGGGGTTGCTGCACTTGCTAGATCCAGCACCGCGCCATTTTTGAATACTTTGTAGTCGTAAGTATTCTTTTCGCCAGTCTTAGAGCCACTTGGCGACAACAGCCCACGACAGCATGGCGCCCCGGAATTCCTATCATAATGCTTGTCTATAAATTCCGCTGCATATTTTTTTATTTCCGTATCCGTAGGAAACAATCCCATAATCTGAGAAGGTTTATACTCAATATGATATTGTTGAAAGCCTACAATTATCCCCCTAGTCCATCCGATCCGCGCTGATTTCATGCACCAAAACACTTCAACAATCGGATCCGTAAACCACGTGAACCACCTTTCCTGGTATGGCCTGGTATGCCACTTGCCTTGAGACAGCGCCGAACCCGTTACATATCCAAATTTTTCTACATATTCCAACCCGTTTAGCTTTTCTCTTGGCTTGAAAAATTGCGCTATGCTTGACGCAATCTTAGGGACTTCTCTTATGATCATTCTGCTTCCTCGCTATAGTCATGGCTGGCCACTCCTTCCAACGCTTCGCGTGTTAATCTTTCCACTTCTTCAAATATCGTAATATCTAACCCAGGCATCCTTACTCTTAGCAACGGTGCAATCCTCTCTACTCTAAGCTTTAGCTGTGCTAGAACCGCCATATTCGCACGGTCGTAATCTTCGCGGTAAACTAGAACTTCTTGCGCTTTTTGTAGTTCCAACTGCGCTAGCTGAGCTTCTATTGCCGCTCTTATCCCTTTGCTTACCGCCAGCGGGGGGACACCCTTAACGTGCGAAACCTGATCCGGCGGCGGGTGGGGCTGTGAGTAGGCTTTGCCAACACCCATGCTGCCCATGCTCCCCTGAGTCGTCCGCTCAGACCACTGGGCATCGGCAAGGACCGGATCAATGATCCAGCTACGGCCCCGGCGGCGCACTGCAGGAGCCGTTAGGCGTCCTTCCTTGATCGCGTTGAGCACCGCCACATGGCTCACGCCACGAAGCCCCTGGGCCTTGCGGTGGTTGGCGTAGGCCTGGAGGTTCATGCTGGCTGCGTCTTGCACATAGCCATCAGGTCCCTATCGGCCCGAACGGGGCTCGATACGGTCTTGGTAACTCTCATACCCTTAACAGCCTGCAGGCATAGCCTTGGCCGTTCAGCCTTTCGTAGACCGTCTCCTGCTCCGCTTCGCTGGAGCACTCCACCGCAACCACGTATTTTTGCTGATAGTCCTTGCCGGGACCGTCCGCGCCCGTCGGGGGGGCGCCCTCCCCGTCAATCCCTTCAGGATCAAGCAACCCTGCAATCCGCTCAGAGTCAAACCCGAGCAGTCCCAGATCAAAATCAGCCAGGTTCAGCGCCGCTACTTCCATCTGCAGCAGCTCCGTATCCCACCCGGCATTCAGCGCCAGCTGGTTATCCGCCAGTGCGTAGGCGCGGCGCTGGGAAGGGCTCCAGCCGCTGCAGTCGATCGTCGGGGCCATACCGGGCGGAATCACCGTGCCGTTTGGCAGCCTGACGGTTTCGCCCTCGTCCCACAGCCGCTGAAGGGCCAGGAGCCGCCCGTGGCCAGCGACAACTCCCTTTTCGTCGGCCAGGATTGGATTGGTGAAGCCGAACTCAAGGATGCTGGCCGCGAGCTGAGCAACCTGCTCGGGGCTGTGCGTTCTGGCGTTGTTCTCGTACGGAGGAAGCCGATCTAGGGGCCATAACTCAACGGCTAAGCCCGTTT